AACCTCTACAATTATATCGTAAATGGCGTAGCGGCTGACTTTGAGATTAGAGGCTCTAATCTTACTGGCGATACTGGCAATATGTCGGGGGATGCTTTCAACGTATGGTTGCCTATTGCACCCGTAACATGGACGCTTACTAATCCTGATGATATTGCTAGCACTAAGAACACTAGCTGGACGGTGGAGATTCGTAGGGTATTGGATCAAGTGGTATTGGATACAACTACGTTCCAAGCTACGGCTATTATTCAGGCGGTTTCGGATGCTGAATTGTTTTTCACGGAAGCGCATTCGACGGCCGTTAGTCCAGGCAATGCGACCTCTAAGATCGAGATTGCTACGGACGGGGATGTAAAGGTTCAGATTAATGGCGGGTTGAATGTATCCCAATATACATGGCTATTGGCTGGCCTAGCATCTGATTTTCAGTTCTTTGCTTCTACCCCTAATGGTGATGCTGGAAACGTTACCGGTTCTGCCTTTAATACATGGTTGGCCCCTCCAGTGTCATGGACACTAACGAATTCCAGTGATATACCGGGCCTCTTGGCGGCTGACTGGCAGGTGCAAGTTCGTAGGGCCTCAGATAGTGTTGTAATTGACGCTGCTACCTTTGACACTACGGCTGAAGTTACGCCCGCTGCGTTCAATCCCGCTGCTGTGCTATTCGGTGCCGGTGAACTTGGCTGCTGGTTCGATGCTTCTGACCTGTCAACCATGTGGCAGAATTCGGCGGGAACTACGCCTGTTACGGCCGTCGAACAGCCGGTAGGAAAATGGAATGACAAGTCCGGTCGTGGTGTCTCGGCTACGCAAGCTACGGCTGCATCGCGGCCTACTCTCAGCGCACGTAAGAATCATCTTACATATAGTGAGGACTTTAATCAGTCTTATTGGACAAAGACCGGATGCACTACCAACATTGCTGGACAGGAGCTATTTGAAACCTCTGCCAATAGCGTTCACTCCTTTAGCCGTGCTGCTGTTATTGCGGCCGTTCCTAACCAAACGGCTCTATTCGGTGCAACTGCGTCTTTCCAGATATTCCCAGATGGCAGAACTAAGTGCGCTGTATTGATCGGTAACAACACACTCGCTAGGTTCTATCGGGTGATGTTTGATCTTACAGGTTCCGGATCGGTAATAGGTACACCGGAGAATGTAGGGCCGCTGGCGAATGTCTCCCACTCCATTACCAATATCGGTGGCTCTTATGTTTGCACTGTTTCGGCAGGATTTGCCGCAGAGACAGGTGGCATAGGAACTGCTGTATATGCCGTTGATGACACCCCCTCTATTACGTATACTGGTTCGGCTGGATTGACTGCACTATCTATTGAAAAGGCGCAGTTTGAGTGGGGGTATACTTCCACCCTCGCGGGGCCTGCCGGCAACCTCACTACTGGCTATCAGTCAAGTAGCGGCGCACTAAGCTATGATACTGTTGGATTCCCGCACTATCTCCGTTGTGATGGCGTCGATGATTGGATGCAGACTACGGTAATGAATTTGACGGCATCCAATGAACTCACTTCGATGGTCGGAGTATTCAAGCTAAGTGACAATTCACAGGCTGTCATCTATGAGTTCTCCAATTCAACCGTTAGCAATGCCGGTGTCTTTGGATGGGTTTGCCCGCTAACCGCTGGCCCTAATATTGTATGGCGGTCACGCGGAACCACGACGGCCGATGCTAGCCTTACGTCTGGGTTTGCTTCGCCTATTGCTATTGTGGCAACTGGTGAGTCCGACATATCGGCTCCGCTATCTAGAATCAGAGCCAATGGCCAGACGGCTCAGAATGTGGCTACACAGGGCACAGGTAACTTCGGTAATTTCGCAGCCTATTTTGCCCGTCGTGGCGGTTCCACGAACACATTTACAGGAGGGCTGGGACAGATCATAATTAGAGGCACAGCTACAACTCTTACAGACATCCAAAACACAGAAGCGTTTATTGCAGCAAAGATGGGAGTAATACCATGAACATGCTGGTCACTGCACTAATGCTGGCTGGCTTGATTTCCTTAGCAGCCGCAGCCTTCAATCTCTCCATTACCCCCCGGATTAGTATGGGGTGGTTGGGAGTATCCCTTTTCGCCTTGGTCGCATTCCTGTGTCAAATGGGAATGGTAATGGTCAAGTAACCCCCCGCCCCGCAAGGAGTATTTTATGTCAACTGTTGCCGATTTCGATGTTGAAGATTTTGAATCCCGCGATAAGGGCAAAGAGAAGAACTATGTCCGGTTCTATATCAAGGCTAAGGAAGACACTGCAAAGTCTGCCGAAGAAGGCCGTCCGATCTATGTTGATAAGGAGTATATTGAGATTCGTGCTCCGGGTAATCAGACTAATATCGTAGACCGCCCGGTTTCGGACAAGGATAAGCAGGACTATAGGCGCGCATATGCGATGTTCAAGTCTGGTGATGCAGAGCAGGTCATTGGAACGCCTCTTTCCGAGGTTACTTGGATCACTCGCTCGCAAGTCGAAGAACTGGCTTATTGGCGTGTTCGTACTTTGGAGCAGCTTGCCGCTGTTGGCGACGATGTTTGCTCCCGTCATCCGGGCCTTACTACACTGAAGAACAAGGCTGTTCAATTCGTGGCAAAGTCCGAAGCAAATGCCCCGTTTATCGCACTGCATGAAAAGAATAAGAAACTGGAAGAGGAAATGGCTGCAATGAAGCTGGCTATGGAAGAGCAAGCAGCCATCATTAAGGGCCTACAAGCCGCTAGGAAGTAGGGAGTCTGGTCATGGCACAGTCCGTCCTCCAATTGGTCAACAAAGCCCTGCAAGAGATTGGCTTGCCGCAGGTGCTTACTATTGTGTCTGCCCCGGACGATCAAACCGGATTCCAGACACTCGGCCTCTTGAATGCGCTGGGTAATCAACTTATCAAGGTACATGATTGGCAGTTCCTTGAGAAGACTCAGACGTTTACGGGGAACGGTGTGCAGACTGAATTCGACCTACCTGCCGATTACAAAAGGATAGTTAACCAGACCCAATGGAGCAGTAAGAACAAGCGGCCGATGTATGGACCCATGACCCCGCAAGGATGGTCATGGGTCCAGTTCGGTATTGTGTCGGTAGGAGTGTACTATCGCTATCGCGTACTGCGTAACAAGTTCACTGTTTTCCCTACGCCCGCAGATCAGGAGCAACTTAACTTCTTCTATATCTCTAAGCATTGGGTATACGATCCGCTTACAGATACGTATAAGGATAATATCACGGCCGATACTGATGAGACTGTATTTGAAGACTATTTGATGATCGCCGGTATCAAGTTTAAGCTATGGGCCGCTAAGGGTATGGATGCGACGGAACTGAAAGATGAATTCATGTATATGCTCAACAACGAAAAGGCTCAGAATCAGGGGGCCCCTGTTATCCAGCTAGATAAGCGTTGGGACTACCTGTATATCTCCGGGCAAAATGTGCCGGATGGGAGCTGGAATGTTTAAGGCCAATGCTCAGATTCGGCAGGTATCACAGGCGCTTGCCTTGCTTGCGCCAACGGGTGGTATTAATGACCTAGACCCGCTGGCAAAGATGGGTCCAGAGTTTATGATCGACGCCATGAACCTCTATCCCGACAATGGGTTAGTGGTAGTGCGCCCCGGATACCGTGAATATGCGACTGGCCTTAATGGTGCCGTTAAGACCATTTTATCTTTTGCCGCACAAGACGGTACTTTTCACAAGTTCGCGGCTGTCGATGCAGGCATCTATAATATCTCCGCTGCGATACAGAATCCAGTCATCGTAACTCCCTCCACCTTTGGAGAATGGGAGTTTACTAATTTTGCCACTTCCGCAGGTCAGTTTCTTATTGCCACAAATGGCGTAGACCCTGCCAAGCTATACAACGGTACGACGTGGATCGACTTTACAGAGGTTGCCACCCCTGCCGGTCCAGGTCAGATCAAGGGTGTGAATCCAGCCACGTTTGACTATGTAATCTCGCATAAGGCTCGCCTATGGTTCATCCAAAAGAACACAATGACGGCGTGGTATCTCCCCGTTGACTCTGTGGGCGGTGAAGCGAAGCCATTTTATGTGGGAGGTATCTTCAATCGTGGTGGCTACCTGCGAATGATGGCACGGTGGTCTTCTGATACAGGAGAAGGGCTAGATGATCGCCTTATTTTCTTCACGTCAACCGGGGAGATTGCTTCGTATGCTGGTAATGACCCTGCGAACGCAGCAGACTGGACACTGGATTCTATCTTCTTCGTGGCATCGCCTCTTAGCAAAAGGTCGGTGGCTTCCTATGGCGGTGACATTATGCTTCTATGCCGTCGTGGGCTGGTTCCTCTTTCATCCCTCATAACCGGGCAGGCAACCGAAGTAGTGTATTCGGGGGGTCTAACCAAGCGGATTTCAAGGACGCTTTTGCGTCTATCTTCGCTAGGCGCACCCCCCTTCCCGCCAGAAGTGCGGTTGCATGAAGACGCTGCTTGGGTGGTCATAAACATCTTCGATCCTGCGGTGGCAGGTGGACGGTTTGATGGTACGAATGCACCTATCCAACTGGTAATGAACGTGCTTACCGGAGCATGGGGCAAGTTTAACTATCCTGTTCGCACCGTGCGCAGCATTGATTCTACTTTGTATATGGGCACGGACGATGGCCGCGTACTAGCCGTTACCCCGGATGCGTATGTTGATAATCGCTTGTTCAATGGTACTGGTGGTGTTCCTATCGAAGCCTATGGCATGGGGGCCTATACGTATCTTGAGCAGCCGACTACCAATAAGCACGCCAAGCTAATTCGCCCCGTGTTTCAAGCAGAAGTGGTGCCCTCCTTTGTCATGCGTATACTGCCAGACTTCCGGCTGGATCGCTTGATCCAAACTCCCCCGCCTTCGTTCTCGATTGGTAATGCGCGCTGGGACGTAAGTTTTTGGGACCAAGCAAATTGGGCGGGAACTGAAAACGTTTACAGGCCATGGCGTTCCGCTAACGTACTAGGCTACGCATTTGCCTGGCAGATGCGCATATCAACGTCATCTGCACTTGGCCTATCGGACCTTGAGTGGGTATGGGAGAATGGTGGACTCGTATGAGATGGCTTAATTCAGACCCGCAATTCATGTGTCATCTGGCTAACTTGCTAGAGATAGCGCCTACTCCAAATGCGGTGGTCATTGCAGAGTTCGATGATGTGGTGCCCATTTGTGGAGTGGTTTTCGACGGCTATAATGGCAAGTCTATCCATGCACACATTTGGATTGCACCGGGCCGTAGACCTTCGCGTATGTGGTGGTTCGCCATCTATGATTATATGTTTCGGCAGTGTGAAGTGACGAACGTTATTGGCACTGTACCTAGTAGTAACCTTGCCGCCAAAAAGCTGGACGAGCATCTAGGTTTCAAATTGAATAGTGTGATACCGAATTATTACCCCAACGGTGACGATATGCTTCTGTATATCTGCACCGCTGAATCGGCCATAGACTGGCAACGTTTCCGGCCCGCCAGTTTCCGCTTTGAGCAGGAGCAGGATAATGGGAAGCAAAAAGAAAGCGCCGCCGCCTCCTGATTATAAGGCACTTGCCCAACAGCAGGCGGAATTGCAGAATCAAATGCTAGCGACGCAGACCGAGGCTAATCGCCCCGATCAAATCACTGCATATGGCTCACTTAAATGGTCGCAAGACCCGACCACGGGAAGATGGACCCAAACCGAAGAGCTATCGCCTGAGGCAGCACAGGCCCTAAAAGAGTCACAGGGCCTACAGTCACAGCAAATCGGTCAGATTAGTGAATTGATGAAGCAAGGCGGGTTCCAAGGTGGACCCGCTATGCCCACGTATGATCCGACAACTGGTGAGCAGTATGCCCAGCGGTTTACTGAGTCACTTATGGGGCGGCTACGGCCGCAACAGCAGCAGGCACAGGAACAGATGCAAACTCAGCTACGGCTACAGGGTTTGCAGCCCGGTACAGAAGCCTATAATCGGGCCTATCAAAACCTGCTTACCTCGCAGGGTGATGTGAATACACAGGCTAATCTACAAGGGCTGTTGGCTGGCGGCAAGGAAGCCCGCGATATCTACCAGACTCAGCTAGGTGGTCAGCAGCAGGGTTATTCACAAGCCATGGAACAGTATTTGTTGCCATGGCAAACTGCCAGCATGACACAAGGATTGGCTAGTGGTATCCAGCGGCCTGAGTTCCAAGGATTCAGCCAAGCAGGGGCAGGCGAAGCCCCAAAGGTCATGGATGCTGCACAGCAGCAGTATGCACAGCAAATGCAGCAGTATAATGAGGCTGCACAATCCAAGCAGGGTAAGGGACAGGCTATCGGCTCCATTGCTGGCGGCGTCCTAGGTAGCGTTATTCCCGGTGCTGGCACCATGATTGGTGCCTCGCTAGGTGGTGCGGCTGGTGGTGCCCTGTTCTCTGATGCTACATTGAAGGAAGATATTGCAGTTCTTAGCGATGAAGATTGCTACAATGCTATGCTCCATATCTTCCCGCACACGTTTGCATGGCCTAATGGCAAGCGTGATACTGGCCTGATCGCACAGCAGGTAGCAGAGCATTTGCCAGACCTTATCCAGCGTGCGGAACAGGGCTTGCTGATGGTCAATTACGCTAAGTTTGCCACGCTACTACTTGGTGCTTTCCGGCATCTAGCGAAGGGGGCCTAAAATGGCTACCTACGATCAGCGAACCCTAGAAGCCCTGATGCAG